CACTTGAGCAGATTAAACAAGCCGAAGACGAACTCAGAGAGTTGATGCAGTATTACGGTAGAGCTGGCTTATGGGATGACTTCGTTAAGTTTCAAGCAGAAGCACGCAAGGCTAGACTCTTAGAGCGTAACGAAAGAATTAAGAAGATCAATAAACGCTGGCAATATGCAAGTATTGTTGTTGCGGGCTGTCTTGGACTCATAGGTTTGTACGCTATCTTTGTGATAGCCAGTGCGGTTTTAGGGAGCTGAAATGATTGAGGCGTTGATTGGCCCCGTGATGGGCTTGCTTGACAAGATAATCCCAGATCCTACAGAAAAGGCTAGGCTCGCCCATGAGATAGCCACGTTAGCAGAAAGACAGGCCCATGAAATTGCTAAGTCCCAAATTGAAGTTAATCGTACTGAAGCTGCTAGTTCCTCGATGTTCGTGGCAGGATGGAGACCCGCAGTGGGCTGGATATGTGCTGTTGGTCTCGGCTTCAATTTTATTTGTGTGCCTATCGGCAATTTTGTTCTCACGATCAATGGAAGCCCTGTTGTTATTCCCGCACTTGATGTATCCCAGATGATGCCTGTTTTGATGGGGATGTTGGGGCTTGGTGCGTATCGTACATTTGAAAAAACTCGGGGCGTGGCCCGAGACAAGTAGAGTTTTTACGGTTTATACTTGCAAATCGTAAAAATGTGAGGACCGTATGGCTTACTTTAAAATTGACAGGTTCAGTGGTATAGCGCCGGGTGTGTCGCCTAGGCTTTTAGCGGAACAGTTTGCACAGACCGCAGTCAACGTAGATTTTGAGTCCGGTAGATTAACCCCGATTACGTCTAATCTATCTGTTTTTGCGCTGCAGTCTAGTAATAGAAGCTCTATTTATTATTACAGGGATACTAACTGGTTAGAATGGCCAGAAGCTAATGTAAAAGCTGTCCCCGGCCCGATACCGGGGGATACTCTAGATAGGCTGTATTGGACGGGCGAAGAGTACCCTAAAATGGGCACCGTTACTACGATAGTTAGCGGGACGTCGGGTTACCCTGCTAATTCTTATAGGCTCGGCGTTCCAGCGCCACCAAACGCCCCCACTATCTCTAAGACCGGGGATGCAGATCCAGATCAAACGCCAGATGACGTAGCGTACGTATACACGTATGTAACTGCTTTCGGTGAAGAGGGCCCGCCTAGCCCAGCTAGTAATGTATTAGAGAGGACAGACACAGAAACTGTTACTGTGCCTATGCCGTCTTCTGATCACCCTAGTGGCAACTATAACTTTGGGACCGGCGCGTTAAAACGTATATACAGATCAAACACTGGATCTACTAATACTACGTTTCAGTTCGTTGCAGAAGTCCCATTCACAACTACTTCGTATCAGGACGCTTCTGCGTCTTTTGCTTTAGGCGAAGTGTTGCCAAGCGAGACGTGGATAGGTCCGCCTGACGATAACACTTCTTTGTATCCCGATGGCCCTCTGCAAGGGTTAATTATCGTTGCTAATGGTGTGTTTGCTGGGTTTACAGGTAAACGTTTTTGCCTTAGCGAACCCTACCTGCCCCACGCTTGGCCAATATCCTACAGAATTACTCTAGAAGAAGACATAGTTGCTATTGGAGCGACTGGTAATGGGGTTGTCTGCCTTACTAATGGTGCCCCATATTTTGTTACGGGCACAGATCCAAGTGCAATGACGCCTATTAAGGTTGAGTTAGCTCAAGCTTGCGTAAATGTTAATAGCGTTGTAGATATGGGTAGCTACATACTGTATGCAGGGCCTGATGGGCTGTGCGCTGTCAGTGGAGTAGAAGGGAGCGTAGTCACTGAAGGCCTAGTGTCAGTTAAACAATGGAATGCTGATTTTAACCCTACTACTTACAAAGCTTTTAGGCACGAAAATACTTATGTGGCTTTTTGGGAAGATGGCGGATTTGTATACGATCCTAGAGCCGAAGCTGCAGCGCTTTCATTTATAGAGTACTCTGGCACTATTCGGGGCGGCTATATGAACCCTAAAGATGGTGAGCTGTACGTGATTTTAGATGGCGCTGTACAAAAATTTAGAGGTGGAGCTGAAGCTAAACAGGTTACATGGAAGTCAAAACAGTTTGTTACGCCGAGACCGCTCAGCATGAGCTGGGTGTCTGTGCACGCCCAAGATTACCCTATTGCTGTCAAAGTGTGGGCTGACGGTACTCTTGTCGCCGACTATTCTTTGTCTGAGGCTAGCGGTGTATATACACAAACAGTTACCGTGCCGTCTGGCGCGTCTACTGGTACTTTGCGTGAACCTATAATGAGGTTACCGCCTGTTATAGCGCAGGTTTGGGAAGTTGAAGTATCAGGTTCTGTTGCAATTGATGAAGTTTGCCTTGCCCAAAGCATGCAAGAGATACAAGAGTTATGACGACTAAGCGAACTACATACCCTACAAAAGTACCTAGCTTACCTAACTTACCTAGGGATATATCCCCGGAGCTTCGTAGGTATTTAGAGAACTTAGTAGAAGCTGTAGAAGTGCGATTAGGCCGCCGTGGGGATCAGCGTGATAGGGCAATTACGCTAAGAGAGTTAATAAATAGCGGGCTAGCGGTAGACTTAACCGATAGACCTTTTAACCCCAACCTTTCTGGTAGTGATTTTACTCCGTCTGTAATTACTCCAGCTATAAATACCACTGTTCCACCCGCCCCTACCGGCTTTACAGCTACTGGAGCATACTCGGTAATTCTTTTATTTTGGGACTCTCCAAACTATACAAACCACGGGCAAACAGAGGTGTGGCGTCACGATGCTGACATTATTGGCGACGCTCAACTAGTTGGCGTATCTAGCGGCATAGCCTTTTCAGACCCAGTTGGAGAGTCTAGTTCATACTATTATTGGATACGGTTCGTAAGTGAGGACGGTATACCCGGTCCTTTTAACTCTTCGGCTGGGACTTTAGCTGAGACAGCGTTAGATGTTGAGTATCTGTTAGAGATACTTGCAGAGTCTATATCTGAGTCGGAATTAACCCAAGATTTACTTAGCAGAATAGACCTTATAGATGGGGATGCTTCGGTTGTTAATTCGGTTAGGTACTTATTAGCCCAAGAAACTGCTGCTCGGATTGCCGCTATAACGCAAGAAATTAATGACCGTACAGAAGCTATATCTGACCTTGGCGATACTATTGCAAATGAGGTGTCTGAGTTAAACTCAGCTATAGGCGATGAAATTAGTGATCGCATAGCGGCTTTAGCGCAGGAAGTTTCTGACAGGAATACTGCAATAACTACAGCCGTTTCAACTGAAGCCGCAGCTAGGGCAGCAGAAGTTGCTGCCGCTAGTCAAAATCTACAAAGCCAAATAAATGATCTAATTTCTGTAACTGAGTATGATAATGCTACTTCTTACGCTATAGATGATCAGGTAACTTACGAAGGTGGGTTGTACCGTGCAACAGCCCCAACAACTGGTAATTTACCCACTGATACTAATTACTGGCAGTTGCTTGGTGATTACACTAGCTTAGGCGAATTTGTAGGTGAAAATGCTGCTGCCATTGTAGAGCTAAATAATGTTTCTGCTACTTCTACATCTGCTTCTGCCTTAGCTTTATATGGGTTGCAATCTCAAATAAACGACCCTGATACTGGGCTACCAGCTACGCGGGCTACACTGTTTGAAGAGTATTACACTGCGGTTGAAGCCGACCAAGCAATAGCATCGGCCACTACTGGTTTAGCTTCCGAAACATATGTAGACACGGAATTAGGTAACTATACTTCTACCGCAGATTTAACTGCAAACTACTACACTAAAACTACCGCAGACGAAGCAATAGCTTCAGCAGTTTTGGGACTTGCCTCCGAAACATACGTAGATACAGAGTTAGGTAACTATACTACTACCGCAGATTTAACTACAAACTACTACACTAAGACTACTGCAGACGAAGCAATTGCTGCCGCTGTTTTAGGGTTAGCTTCTGAAACGTACGTAGACACGGAATTAGGTAACTATACTACTACCGCAGATTTAACTACAAACTACTACACTAAGACTACTGCAGATGAAGCAATTGCAGCTGCTGTATTGGGGCTTGCGTCTGAGACGTATGTAGACACGGAATTAGGTAACTATACTACTACCGCAAATTTAACTACAAACTACTACACTAAAACTGGAGCCGATGAAGCAATTGCCGCTGCCGTGCTTGGGTTAGCCTCTGAAACATACGTAGACACGGAATTAGGCAGTTATACTACTACCGCAAATTTAACTACAAATTACTACACTAAAACTGGGGCTGATGAAGCAATTGCAGCTGCTGTTTTAGGGTTAGCATCTGAATCGTATGTAGATACAGAGTTAGGTAACTATACTACTACCGCAGATTTAACTACAAACTACTACACTAAAACTGGAGCCGATGAAGCAATTGCTGCTGCCGTGCTTGGGTTAGCCTCTGAAACATACGTAGATACAGAGTTAGGTAACTATACTACTACCGCAGATTTAACTACAAATTACTACACTAAAACTACTGCAGATGACGCAATTGCAGCTGCTGTTTTAGGGTTAGCATCTGAATCGTATGTAGATACAGAGTTAGGTAACTATACTACTACCGCAGATTTAACTACAAACTACTACACTAAAACTGGAGCCGATGAAGCAATTGCCGCTGCCGTGCTTGGGTTAGCCTCTGAAACATACGTAGATACAGAGTTAGGTAACTATACTACTACCGCAGATTTAACTACAAATTACTACACTAAAACTACTGCAGATGACGCAATTGCAGCTGCTGTTTTAGGGTTAGCAGCCGCTACTGAGTTTGACAACTATACTACTACGGCTGACTTACAAGAAAACTACTATACTAAAACTACTGCAGATGACGCAATTGCTGCTGCTGTTCTAGGGTTAGCTTCTGCTAGCGACTTTGACAATTACACTACTACAGCTGATTTACAGGAAACTTACTACACTAAAACTGGGGCTGATGACGCAATTGCAGCTGCTGTTTTAGGGTTAGCTTCTGCTAGCGATTTTGATAGCTATACTACTACAGCTGATTTACAGGAAACTTACTATACTAAAACTGGGGCTGATGACGCAATTGCGGCGGCAGTTTTAAATTTGGTTTCTACTACTGACCTTCAAGACTACACTACTACAGCCAGTCTTGAAGAGAATTACTATACTAAAACTACTGCCGATGAAGCAATTGCTACTGCGATTTTTGGTCTGGCGTCTAGTGCAGATTTGGATAATTATGCAACTACCGCGACGCTTACTGGTAATTATTATACTTCTGCTGATACAGACGATGCTATAACCGCCGCTACTCTTGACCTTGCTTCAACTACTGACCTTGAAGATTATGTAACTTCTGCAACGCTTACGGAATCTTATTACACTAAAACCGAAGCTAATAGTGCAATATCGACTGCAGTAAGTGCGCTTTCGTCCGTGGTCGGTGCCAATGCAGCGGCTGTAGAAGCAGCAGCTGAATCAATAAACGGCCTTAACGCAAAGTATACAGTTAAAATAGACAATAACGGCGCAGTAGCTGGGTATGGACTTGCGTCTGCACCCAACGATGCTGGCGAAATAGTAAGCGAGTTTATCGTTAACGCTGATCGTTTTGCTATCCTAAAAGGCGCTACTGATACTGGCGATCCTGTTATTCCGTTTACTGTTATTGCTACTGCTACTGAAATAAACGGCGTAGAAGTTCCGGCAGGTGTGTATATAAGCGACGCGTTTGTCGCTAATGGTACTATAACAAATGCCAAGATCGGTGAAGCTGCCATCGACGATGCTAAGATACTCAACATCAACGCTGAAAAAATAACCGCTGGTCTTATAGACGCTACAAGAATTGGGGCCGATTCTATAGACGCTGAAAAACTAACTATATCATCTGACACAGATGGCACCGCTAGTTCTATTTACATGGATAGCAATGGGGCTATAAAAGTATACGACGCTAGCGGCACGCTTCGCGTCAAGTTAGGTAATCTAGGCGCTTAAGATGGCAAATGTTGTCTTTCCCATTACGGTAGGCTCTGCTTATTTGGCATCGACCGGGTACACTTACTATGGTTACGATAGCGGCCCGACTTTATTTTATGGTGATATAGGATCAAGCGTTTTTGTTGGCGTAGGCGGCAAAGAATATATAGTACATGGTACTCGCTGGGCGGCTGAATCACCCAATAACCGTGTTTATCTGCGTTTAGATAATCCCACTATATCCGCATCTGATAGCTGGCAAAGCTACAGGGATGTTTTCACTTCGTACACTGTTGGGAGCACAACACTATCGAGTAGTGCCATAGTTAGTGGTTTTACCGTAGATGGTGGCGTTGGCTTTTATTGGAATGTTGTTAGTAATCCATTCGGTGCCGTTGGTGGCACAACTAATATTTCACTTAACGGCGTTCTTAGCGGTGCGTATGGGTTAGAAATATACAACTCTTCAGGTACACTTGTTGTAACTTTAACGGATAGGCTTGTCAGGTATGTTAGCTATCACTTTGGCTCTCTTACTGCTAATCAATCTACTACTATAGACGTGCCGGGCTTAACTAACGACGGTACGTGGGGGTTTAACTCTGAAGGTGGCGACGCTACATACGTAAAACTTACTTATGGGTCTACCGGCGTTTTAAACGTACAAAACTTAAATAACTTGACTAGGTATTACAGCATACAGGTATTTCGAGTATGAGTTATGGTATGACAGTTAGTAACGCATCTGGTTTTGTGCAGGTTGCAGAACCTTTTGACAACGTGTCTGTGTTTGGTTCTGGCACTGTAACTACTCAATCACCCGGAGCTGGGGCAACTCCTACTAATCTTCCTTCTGGCACGCCTGATGATATAATTATTTTTGCTAAGCCTTCTACTCCTAGCGGTGTTTACAAGTTTAGTATGTTGCTTGATCGTATTGGTGGAGCTACGCCTAGATTTTACTTTTATGATAGTTTTAGTAGTACAGGGCAAAGTATTGACTACATAATACTTACTAAGTCGCAAACACTAACTGTCCCGTCTAGTGGATATGGATTAAATGTCTACAACTCATCTGGCAATTTAGCATTTACTTCTGAATACGGCACTAGCAGGGTTTATCAGTCTAGAGTAACTACCCCTTCCTCCTCTACTTTTGCTAGTGTGTATCCTAACGTTGGCGGGGAGCTACTAAACAACACATGGGCATGCATGAACGCGTATGGGTTTTTTGGTTTTGCGCCTGAAGCCCCGTCATACACTAGCGGTCTTGCTTATAAAGTTAAGTTTGATTTTACTAACGATCAGCTCAGCTCTTTAGTTGATCCGTATGGAACGATATATTTTTCGTTACCACCAGTTACAAACTCATCATCCAGAGTAGAGATGCTTGCGAGGTTTTAATGATTAAAGTTGCAATGGTAAATGCTAACGGCGAGGTGGTAAGCATAATCTCTCCCAGTACTGACTCTGCATTTTACAATGGTCAAATGTACGGTGATTTATTAGCTATCCATATACCGTACACTTCTAACGATGTCCAAGTAATAAATACATGGGTCTATGACAACGGTCAGTGGTCAACGCGAACTGCTAGGCCGGGCGAGTACTATGCATGGGAAAACATGCAGTGGAACTTTGACTCTGCTCGTTTTATGGAGCTACTTCGTAATGAGCGTGATATACGATTAGCTAAATCCGATTGGACCCAAATGCCTGACTCACCTCTCAGCCCAACTGTTAAAGGTTGGTGGGCATCGTACCGCCAACAGTTGCGAGATATTCCTGCTAACTTGGAAGGGGTAACCAGCCTTGACCAAGTTCAGTGGCCAACGGAGCCTTAATATGCACAAAGGACAACCTTGTATTAACCAAAAACCAAAGAAAGCTCGCATGCCTAAGTCAAAAACCAACAAGGGTTACACGCCTAAAAAGCGTTAATTTTAGGGGTTGAGAGAGGCGCTCCTACGTGAAAAGTAGAGCGTTAACAAGGGCTTAGTGCTGCAGATTTTAAAGCTTATTTTGGCAAAATGGGCAGGTTAGATCGCTATACAATTCTGGATCTATTTTAGAGGGCGGTATGTCGAGGTACTTAGCTAATTTTATGATAGCGGACGGGTTTAGCTCTGTTGTCCCACTCAGGTACTGACTAAACGCGCTTTGTGTCCACCCAATTTTAGCCGCTGCTTCTGTCTGTGTGACTTTATCGCGTTGCTTTTTTAGTTTCCACTCACGTTGCAAGTTCTCTAGTCTAGTTTCCACAGACAACTCCCGTTATCCAGTCGGCTACTTCTTTTCTAGACACGGCACGCTTTTGGTAATCAGATTTTAAAAGGTAGTTGTTCCATTCTTTTTGCTCGAGGACAATGGCAGATTCTTCGCAGCCGATTATTACTGCAGCGCGTTGGTTGTAAGTTGCTAGTCGATCTAACCAGAGTGCTTGTTGCACGGATAGCGATGTCCTTATAGCAGTTGTATCTTTGCTTGGCAGTTTCTTTACGTACTTGTATTCGACAAATAGAATACTAGCGGGGCCAGCATAAAATGCATCTGGTACCCCGCCAGCAAACGTGTCGTGTATCTTCCAGACGAATACGTCAGAAGGAAGATGACGATGCACGGATTTTACAAACCCGTGCTCGTTCATGCACGACTCAGTAGATTACGAGTACTGCTCATATAATGCTTCGGCCAGTTTGTAATCTTCTTCTTGAGCCCAACCGACAAACTCAACGTCTACGTTCATAAACGCGTTGCCCATGCGGTTTTCTACAGCTACCGACTTGATCTTCCAAAGACCAGAGAATCGGTCTCCACCTTTCATGCCGATCTGCGAGTTCCAGTTACGAGAGATACGTAGCTTGGAGCTGGCAAAGTCCATGATTACTGGGGTGGGTTCAAGGCTACCTGTCTCAGGATCTTTGAGCAGCAACACGTGAGTGTGAGTCTCGGTGATGTCATAGTCTTGAGGCTTGTCTTGCGCGTTGATTGCATCTTGTGCTTCTGCTTGTGAGCTAAAAGAACCCAACAAACCGCCGCCTGCATCACGCTTGCGCCAAACAGTGAACTCGTGTTTGAACGTAATGCTGATGGCATACAGTTCTTCACCGTAGTTATGATCGGTCAAGGTGTTGAGGAAGTGGCCGGGCTCTGCGCCTTTAACATAGTTGGCATGATGCTTATCTACTTCGTCAGACATTTTTTGTAACAGCTTGACTCGGGGAATGGTTACGTTGTTGCCAACGTTCTCATTGCCACGGCCTACGCCTTCTGCTTTCTTGATGTATGCTGGTACTTTGTCTTCTGGGATTGCTAACGCTGTGCTACTCATAGTTCATTGTTCCTTGTTCATTAATAAATTAAAGTGATCTAAAGTTGATTCGACGTACAGTTCGTGGCTGCAAACCGGGGACTGCTTCGCCAAGCTTCTGCAATTCCTTGTATGTAGTTGAACTGACGCGTCTGTGCAAGAGGCTAAGGTCTCTGGTAGCTATGATGTGATCGTATAACAGATCCCAGTCAATAACTTCAGGTACCATATCCTCATTGATCGATACAGAAGCCTTGTCGTTCGCAGTGCGTGACAAACCTTCAGCATCCATCTTCTTGAGCAGTAAGACATCGATATTATCTTGTGTCTCACGCAAGCTTTTTAACTCTCGATTAAGCTCATCCATTTGATCTTTGATGGCTGCTCGAGAAGCAATTAAGTCATTAATTGTTGTTTGTTCATTAACCATTAGTCTTTCCTTTTTTGTGTAGCTCATTAAGAATTGTTAATAGTTCTTCCATTCGTGTAAGTTTACCGTCTAGTTTTTCATATACATCTGTTTCCCACGTATCTTTAGCTGCGATCTGTATGATCTCAGTGCGTTGTGTTTGACCGGCACGGTAGATACGTCGGTTGAATTGTTGGTAATGCTCTGCGTTGTACGTTGGCGACGACCATATAATCGATGTAGCTTTGGTCATGGTTAGACCGTGGCCTGCTGATTGCGGGTGTGCAAACACTACTTGCAGCTGACCAGCTTGTATGCGGTCAACGATATCTTTGCGTTTGTGGCTTGGTGTGCTGCCATCTATAACGCCGTACGATATACCTAATTTGTCAGCTAGCGCTGTCATGTGGTCACGTTCGTGCTTCCAGTTGAATGCAACTAGCGAGTGTTTCCGCTCTTGCACAAGTTGCATAACTAAGTCATATCGCTCTGAATGTATGCCCTGTGCTACACCGTGTTCGTCGTACACAGCGCCAGTGCACAGCTGCAGTAGCTTTTTAACTTTGGCACCGGCGTGTACAGCATTGATTGTTGTTTTACCTGTGTACAGTACTGAGTCTTCAGCTAGCGCTATGTATTGGCTTTGGATAGTTTTTGGCAGAGTCACGTACATTTGACGTGTAGTCTGCTCTGGCATGTCGATACACTCTTCTAGCTTGTAGCGAATGTTTATGTCATGCAGCGCTGCAGCAACAATCTCTTGAGCGTCGCTTTTGTCTACCCATTCGTTAGCAAAGCCATTGAAGTGTGATGTACAGACAGCTGATCTGAAGCCGTAGAACCTGCGACCTAACCGTTCACCGTCGTCAATGATTAGTGTCGGGTGCCAGATGTCAAGGATAGTGTTGCTGTTAGGGGTACCTGACATTGCTACGCGGTACTTAAAGTGCTGTGCAATTTTAAGTGCAGCTTTACTGCGTTGGCTGTCTTTGTTCTTGAATGCTGTGAACTCATCGATGCACAACATATCGAATTGGTCTAAATACTTGCTGTTCTTAACTAACCATTTAACTGCATCGTGGTTAGTGATGACGATATCTACGTCTTCTAAGAATGCTTTTTCTCGGTTCTTTGCGTATGCAACGGCAAACGTTAGCTGCGGAGCAAACTTCTTTATGTCGTCTCCCCATGATGCTTCAAGGATAGATAGCGGGGCAAGCACAAGCATTTTGCTTTTACTGCGCCGTACAAATGCATCGATAACACTGCGCGTTTTGCCAGTGCCGGGGTCAGATGTTACAAGTACTCGTTCGTTATTTAATATGAAGTCTGTAGTTGTCTTTTGATGTTCGAATGCTTCTTGCATATTTGATCACTCATTGATTACAAATAATATTAGCACAGCTTATATTTAATGTTCAAGAAAAATTACTGGTTGATCTGAAGACCAGCAATATCCGCACGTTGCGCAGCTTGCAGTTTTACCTGTTTGTTCTGGGCAATAGATACCTTTGAATACTGTCCCTACAGTATTTTCTGTATACGCAGCAAAATCTGTTGTGTGGTCGTCTGAAAACCGTATTGCTGATTGGTCTGGCGCTATACGGTTGATAGAGTCTACAGCTTGACCCATCTCAGTAGACAGTCTGTGATGCGTATAGCCAAACACTTTGAGGTTAGGGTGTTCTATGAGCATTTGTACCCAAAAAATGCAATAGTCAATGTCAAAGAAGTCACCGAGTACGTGAAGACGTATGACGATGCCTTCAGGGTGTTTAGTTAGTAGTTCGACAAGTTGCTCTCGTAAGAGCGGTAAGAAATCTGGGTGAGTATGATCAAACCTATGACCAAACGGCATGTTGTTACCATAGCAATTATCCCATTGTTCGCAGTAATCTGGACATGACACTCGTTCTTCTAGTGTCAATGAGTATATTTTTAATCCTTTCCACTTCTTAATTGTTATTACGTCGCCTAGTTTTGCGTTGGCTTTGCCTTCCTTTAGCATTTTCTTGTGAGGTACTTTGACGCTCTTTATGTACTTTGTCCTTTGTCGTTTTAATGTTTGGTTCTCTGCTAATAATGTCATCGAATATTTCCTGTCGTATTTGTGCCGCTGTAGCTTTGTCAGTCTTTGTTATGATCTGTATATCCCTTTTTTTCAATCGGTAAGTCGTCCAATACATCGCTTCTGGCGGATCTGTCTTCAGGGTGTACTCTATTAGTGTGCCATCTCTGTTGTACATCATTTGCATGTTGTCAGATCATCCACTTTTACATCAGTAATAAAATAATCTCTGTGCAACACTTTTGCATCCTCTGGAATGCCATCCTCGTCAATCATTTCCATGACAAGATTTCTCGCTAATTGGCTATTGGGAGTCTCTACCTCGACAACAAATCCAGACTCATATGCCACCGCTACTCTATATTTTTTCATGCTTCATCCTCACTAAGTGATACACGCTTATCTGTTTCATTATTTTTAGATTGCTCCTTAAAGTGTTTTATGAATAACACAATTTCCATGAGAGTGAGTAAGCGCAGTAGTATAGTTCCCATTGTTGCCTCTTATTTTAGGTAAAAAAAAACCCCGCTGGAGGGGGCGGGGAAGGGGAGTAACCAACCTAGGGGTGGGGGTTGGTACGGAGAGCTGTTAGTTGACGCCCCACGAACATTCGGGGTAGTCGCCTTTTCCATAAGAACACCATCGGCAAGAGTCTTTACTTGGCGTTGGTGAAAAGTCTTCGCAAGTAGTCATTGCAATTGCACGTCTGTGAAAGCCCGGAGCGAACTGCATCGCTTGTTCTCTTGTGAAGGATTTCTTAGTTGTCTCGCCTTTATCTAGATACCATAGCTCGGTCTGCACAAAGTCTATGTGTGGGTATCTAAAGAAAGTAGCAATTGCATATAACAAGCACTGCTGCGAGTGGCCTATTTCATTGCCAAACTTTTTACCTGTCTTGTAGTCAATTACACGTGCACTTTGTTCGTCTTCATGCACGAGAGCATCTAGCTTGATACGTGCCCATGTGGATTTTTCCATCCAACCACAAGGGTTCCATTCAAGGTCAAAGCCCCATTCACCTTCTAGTTCTACTTTAGCTTCAGCGAATAAATCTCGTAGCTGCTCAAAGTCATTTTTAAATTTGCTTAGCGAAGCTGGTAGTTCACCTAGCTCACCTTTAACGTAGTCTTCTGCTTCTTGGTGTATCTGTGTGCCGCGATCTGCTGCTGGACTTGACGGTTCTTGAATCTTTTTTACTTTTTGAATGTAAGACCTGTAAGGGCATTCTTCAAAAACTTTAAGCGCTGAGTAAGACCAAGCCTTTAGTTCACCGAGCTGCTCTGGTTTTTCTAAAGGCTTGGTTATGTCTGGTCTCTTATCCTGAGTTAGCTTAACCACTTAGATATCCTAGTCAGTTGTTTTTATTAGTGTAACTAATAAAACAATGCTTTGCTAGTTTTATGCGCTTTTTAGAAGGCGATGGTCTTCTGGTTTAAAGTAAGTTGCTATTAAGTAGTCGTACTCTTCTTGAGTTAAAGTCCAATTTACTACAAGCCCGCTTATATGATTAGCATCTCTACTAGCACCATAAGGGCGTTTTCGTTCTGATGCTAATCCGTTTCTGTTCATGCGCTTAGAAAACTCACGCTGTGAAAACCTTGGGTTTTGCTCAGTCTGTACGTGATAAACGGTTCGCAAATGTTCCATAGGTACGACCATGTATTCGTCATCTACTTGGGCAATCCAAGTTTTTACAATGCGCTGTGCGATTTCTATTTCGTTGCTGTGCAGTATGCTTGCTACGTTTATGTCTAGTATGTCTGTAAACGAAGATAGCTTGCCGTGCTTTAATGCTTGGCAAAACTCGTCAAAGACAGACATAGACACATTGCGCATTTGTTCTTTGGCGGTGTTATCTATCGGCGTCTCTACCAATCGTTTATCGTACTTGAACGTTTGTAATATCCCAGCTAACGACCATAGCTCTTCTTCAAGCTCGTTAGTATCTAGTCGTTCTGGTATATCTGGGTATGCTTCGATTAATTTTTTATCTTGCTTAGGAGCAATGTTGTATCGACGGTCTCCATTCTCAATGTTTACTGCGTCTACTCTGTTGGTAAGAAATATAAAGTTTGTGTAGTTATCAATTTCTATTTGGTTACTGCGCATGCCTCTGATTGTAATTGTAGGTTCAGTAATCTGGTTCTTTAGCTTATCAGCCATCTTTCCTGCACCGCTAGACGATGATGCCATGTGGAACTCGTCTACTACTAAGAACAACGCGTCTCGCATGTACAAGTTGAACTGCTCTTCCATGCTTTGCAAGTAACGCATAGGCGCATGGTGAGTACCGAATAGGCCACGAAGTATGCGTGAGTAAAACACGCCTTTACCTGTGCCTTGTGTACCTGACAGAACCCACGATACGCCAGTCTTTTTACGTGTCTGGAATATGTACGCAAGCCAATTAATGAAGCGTTCAAACTCTTCTTGCCCATCACCTAGCATGTGTTTCATTATGGTGTAAGACAGCGGGCAGATACGCGATATAGTCTTTGCTGTGCCAAACTCTAAAGGCTTAGCGGGCGTTTTCGGGTTTAAAGCGTACGTTGTTTTTCTATATGTGTTTATCTCGTATGGCGTTTTTGCAAGGTTAATAGCAGGCTCGTTAGACGTTGGCATAAACTTTACCTTAGCTTCAGGTATAAAGTCTGGGGCTAACTTACCGTGCGATATAAAGAAGTCTTCTATGTTCTGCTTACCTATTGGGGTAAGCGGGTAGTCGTCAGAAAACTGATTGTGGTTTGGGTTGAACATGCCAGCGTAAAACGTATCTGAGTCGAAATCGCGCATAACAATTGGGAACTCAGCTTTACCTATTTTTTCTAGCTCATCTGCAAACGTATCGAATATAGATGTGTAGAAGTCTTTGTCTGCTTTTTCTATCTCAAAGATCGGCTCGTCTTTGAAGTTGTACATATACGTTGGGCGTTCGATGTTAAAGTAGTAAGCGCCGCTATCGCCACCATTTATGTTGCAACGTATGTATGGAAAGCTGCTTGTGTCTGCAATAGATATGGACATCTTGTCTGGGTTAACCAGAACTTCTTCTGTCATATTGTCTATAGACGTTAGTCGAGTCTTAGTCGGTTTCTTTTTGAATCCGGCTTGTTCTCGCAGTTTGTCTTTGATTGCTTGGCTTTTTTCATAGCACTTCTGTGGGCTTATGTTGCCCATAAGAGGTGCTAGATCAAACGATGCGTTTTCTCTTTCTACTAATACAACGCGGTCTTCATCTGTAGCAAAAGGGTTTTGCCTTTGGGCTTCAAACGAAGGCGGTGATATAAATATAATTTTTGAGTTATCTGCAACAGAAGAGTCTAGCGGATACTTTAACGACTGTCCGTTTACTGACAGCTGTAGTTGTTCAGAGAATACATCTGATTCGTAGTTAACATCTTGCAGCCACAACTTTATTGCTTTTGGTGGCATCGCAACAGTCATCAGCATGAATATGTGCATTGATGTTTTGTTGCCTTTGAGCCCTAAGCTTGAAGACGCTTGTGCAATGAAGCTTGTGCTGTGCAGCTCTTGTGGGAGCTCTGCGATTATTTGGTTAGCTAAGTAAACTACGTCTATAGAAGTTAGCTTTGATTTGGTAGCAAGTTGCTTTGATAGCTCTACGCCATCTATGTCTAATACAAGCAGGTTAGACGTTGCGTTGCGGTCAGTTAGTCCCGCTCTGCTTTCGTTAATAATGTCTCGTTTTAGGTTACCTTTAAGTAAGCAGTGTCCGTTTTCTCCATGCTTTCTTAGCAATTTTTCTAATTGCTCTAGACCATTTTTTGAAACGGGTAGCTCGTATTTGTGAGATGTTACTGCTTTAACATGTGGATATGGTGTAAAGCCGTTTTTAGCTGAATATTGTTTTGTAAGTTTGAGGCCGTTTGTAGCCTCCAAAAAAGTCACCCTCATAGGCTCTCCTCCTAGAGAATACATTAGTTTTGCTAATGCGTATTGTCGATATTGAAGATCTCTTCGCGGTCTATATTTATCTCTTTGTCTGCAGTAAAAGTTAAACGAACTTGATTACGATCTATTTTTGTTATTTTTAAAGACGCAATGACCTTATTATCTCTATGCAAGACGACTGTTTCGTTCAGTTTTCTTGTAAGTACTAGTCGCGTCATTACTTGCTGTATCGAATGTCAAATCCGCCTTCTGCATCCAAAGGAATGTCTGAGCACCAGTCAGGCGCTTGACACATGTCGTCGATGATCTTCTGCATTGTAGCATGAGGATTGGTATCTGGGGCAACAATAATAATCTCGTCGTGCACCGTTAACGCAACCTTCCCACCTTCTACAGACTTAGATAGCCGTAACATACTGTCTGTAATGACAATTCTTGAGAGTGCCTGTACAACGTTCTCGGTTATTTTTCCTCCGTATGTGTATTCATCTTTGTTACGTGACTTAAAAGTGAGTCCTTTAACAGTTCTTCTTAGACCGTGGTATCGTAATGCCATACCATTTGGCAGTATCAGTGATTCGTGGTCAACGGTCAGTGGTCCGTACCTATGTCCGTAGTTGTCTTTGTGTAGAGACATTATTAGTAAGTCTTCGAGCTTAGTCCATAACGATTTTATTTTGGAGTAAGTGTTGCGGTACTTACGTACGATGCTTTGTGATTCGTCTATGTCGAACTCCATAGCTGGGCCCATAGCCCCAGACTTAAGTGTAGCTCGGAACTTTTCGTGGCCCATGCCATAGCCAAGACCTAAGATAGCAGTCTTACCTACAAAGCGTTCTGTTGGGTCGTCTTTTTTGTTTATCGGCCTGTCATAGATAACTGATGCAAAGTTGCTATAAATGTCGTCGCCGTTGCGAAACTGTTGTACAAGTTCGTCTTCACCCGCAAGCCATGCAAGCATGCGCGCTTCGATGTTTGACAAGTCAGCGACATAAAGTAGATGCCCTTCCGGTGCCATAAGACATTGGCGCAGCTCACCGCCTCGCGGCAAGTTCTGCATGTTAAGCTTATCTGTACCGCCAAAGCGGCCAGTATGTGCAGCGTAATAACGCAGCGGAGCTGGTATAAAGTCGTTATCATCTGCTGCATCGAGGAACCGTTTAGACCTCGTCTCTGTTAGCCTAGACTTAACCGCGATTCTAGCGTCCCATAGGTGTTGGTGTTCTGGATACATAGCAGCTAACTGTTTGAAGCCAGCGTCATTCTTACCAAGAGCAGGTATGCTGTTGTTTGGATTAGATGGACTTGGTTTGGTTGGAACTACTATGCCTAGGCTCTCTACAATTTCGACAAACTGCGGATTACTTGCCAGCTGTTTACGGTCGTAACCAGATGCAGCTATTAGTTGCTCTGCGTTATTGAACTCTTGTTCGTGGTACGAGGTCAATCGTTCACGGTCAATCTTAAGTGACGGTTCACAGAACATGCGTACTGTGAGATCGATTAGGTCCATTTCAGACTGTGGGTATGCTGTTTCTAAGAACGCATTGTAGATGGCATAGGTTAGATCTACGTCTTGAATACAGTAGCCAGCGATCTGCTCTTCTATATCGGGAGGCAAATCATATATACCTTTGGCGTTAATCAGTTCGTCGCCTTTACGCATTGACGGGTCGTTGGGAAATAACCGTTCTGCTACGTCCTTTAACCGTGCTGACTGTCCGGGGTTAGCGCCCCGTGCCATTGACGCTGTGTCGCAGTAGTAGGCTGGTTTGAGCCCGTAGTATTGCGTGAGTATATAACCGTCGAAAGGAGTGTTGTGGCACACTAGACGTGCGTTTGGCCAGTCAATCTGATGCAACGCGTCTTCTGTTTCGTCTTCGCCGAACCATTCGGTGTCGTTGTCGTTTACTTTTATGCCGACGCCCCACACTTTGAACTTGTCGTGCTTGACATAGTCCATTGTGGTCATCTTTGTAAGGCTTAGTTTTGTGTCGTAGTAGGTCTCAAAGTCAAGTGTCACTACATCCAGTTTCGGCACGTTCTCTCTCCATGTGTTCTTTTATGCGAGTTTCATTCCTAGTCATGAATTCTCTGAAATGGTTTTCAAAAGCCGATTCATGTATCTCGCACTGTTTAATTGTATTACCTGCTTTTAAAAAAGCGTTGATCTGCTCTTCTAATTCCTTTCGCAGTAATTGTTTAGAAGTCAATGTCGTTGATGTGAGATTGGCATTCTCTGTGGGCATAGATCTGCGATTCCTTATCTTGAAAACTTGATTCTAGCTCTTTGTATGTTTCTGGTAATCTTGACTTAAGCCAGACTGTCACGAAGTGTGTCAGTTCAATCTGTGATGAGAAAGAGTTTTGTTTGTCGAACTCTTCTGATAACTTTAGGTACTCCTTTACGTCCATATATCCTCCTAGATATAGATACAGCTTTTAAATACTTCCAGTAATTGAAAGGATTTGTACATCGGTTCCATCCGTTCTTCTTCGGTTAGAAGATAGTACACGTCGCCATCTGAAAGCAAGTAATGTGTTTCATAGTAGCTCTTTGATAAGAAGTCGCCTTCTTCTAACGCAGCTTCGAGGTCAGTAAATATCATTTAAGCTCCCTTTTGTTTCTGAGTCGAGCCTGTCGTCTATTAAGGTGCCATGCTTTTCAGCGTCCATTACCAGTAGGCAACATGCTATGACATGTGCCAATGGATGTTGTCCGCTGTCTTTGTCAGTGTCAATGCCCTCTGCCCATTCAAGCAGCGCGTGTCTGGTTATTGCTCCTACGTATGTACTGGCTAGGATTTTATCTTTGCGCCAGTTCTTACGTCCGTACTTGTCTGCGCCTGTTTTCATTACGCGTGCTACATCTGCTAACGGTCCGTATGGCACGTACTCCATCGGCGGTTTGTTTTCTTTTAGCTGCTGAATGTGTTTTGGGTTGTGCTTCATTTTCGTAACCTTTTGTGAATCTCCATAGAGCATAAAGACCCAAGGCTTCCACCAAGCCAGAGCGGTATCGCTAACAAAGCAAACGAGACTATGTCACCGGAGTTTATCGTTTCTATTGCTTTGAAAGTAATGGTGCCGTAGACGCCGCATTCAAATATGGCCATTACACCGCTTGTCCAGAACAGCCAAACGCGTTTGTGGTGCATAACGTTTAGCTGCTGGAAGGCTTTGGTAGCGACGTAACAGCTTTGTGCAACGAACAAGATTAAATAGCTGGCCATACAGATTCCTTCGGTATTACCACTACTAATAGTATCATCGCCAACTGCGTGAGACTAGCTGTTTAGCTGGCGATAAGAACGTGTAGCGGCTGTCTATTTTTACAAGTATTCCTTCCTTTGTAAGCTTATTTAGTGTCGGTTTAATGACAGTCAGTGGTACTTGTTTTTTTCTATGGGACAAGCACTTCTGTATCTCTTCTTCAGACCATGCTTCTCCTTTGCGTTGTAGCATTTTTACGATTGAAGTTTCTATCGACATGTTACTCCTTACATGTATACGACATCGCCAAATGGGGCGGTTAGTTTTCTGTTGGTTGAGACCCATAGTACCGGGTAATACGGTGCGTCACCGAAGTCATCTGACTCAAGGTCAGTAAGATACACTACAGCGTCGGCGTCAGGTGCATGCTCGTTGATCCAGTCAAAGGCTGGGCTGAAACGTGTACCGCCGCCACCGCACATCTCGTCAATCGGGAACTGATCGTAGCGTTCTACTTCTTTGACGTATTGAACCGTTGCGTCTACGTGCAGTATTGTAACTTTTTCTGGCGTCAAGTCAGAGTGAATAGCAGCCATCTCCGACATGAACTGCTGGTACTCGTTCATACAAGAGCCGCTTGAGTCAGCAATTACAACAAGGTGTCCAGCAGCTTCGTTGTGCATACTTGGTAGGTATTCGTCTTCGCTGATGTATGCACGGTTTGGTTTGCGCCATGTGTAGTCATCATTGATAAGCGATTGGCAGAAGGGCCACAGCACACTACGCCAGTCAACTAGCGGGTCAACAATATCTGCTATGAATTCAGCAAGATGAGCTGGCAGCTTACCGCGTTGCCGGGCAACTTCTGCTGCTTGCGTTACTGCTACTTGCCATTCGCTTTCTAACGCTGCCGACGATCCGCTGTTGATTGTGCCTGCTCCACTGTCAAGGACCATGCCCCATGCACAGGGCTTGGGTGCGTCGTCTTTGATGCGGTTGTAGATTTCTTCAGCAGTCATGTCTTCGTAGTCTTTTGAAAGAAGCGCGCCGTCAGGCAGCACGAACCCGCTGCTTACAAGGTGGCTGTTTATCGCAAAGTCACATGCTGAGTTCCATATTTTTGAGTCGCGTTCTTGGCGTCGAGTCATGTGATTGAACACGCAGTGCATGACTTCGTGCGCAATAAGGCCGCGAAGTTTAATTGGATCTAGCTTTGACACAAAGTCAGGAGCATATAATAGACGCGCGCCGTCAGTTGCCGCTGTCTTTACTTCCGGGTCAGCAACAAGCTTAAGCTTGATGGCCAGCGTTCCGAAGAACGGCTGGTCCATAAGTAGCTGAGCACGTGCTTTTAGCATGGCTGATTCAGCTGACATCGTGTTCCTCCTGTTGTTTGAGCAGTTTTATTAAATGATCTGCAGCAACAACTGCAGCTTCATTTGTGTTTCCTACGTCTGTGTTTGGTCTTGAAGCTAGGATTAGTGCGTATAAGATAATTAGCTCGTGCCTAGTCATATTAGGCACCGAGTAATTTAGCAGTCAGTACTACGTGGTTGACATCGTCTGGGTTGAAGTCAATCTCTTCTTTGACTGCTTGAGCACGTTGCTTGCGTGTAACCTTCTCATGCAACTTGGATACATATTCTGATGGCACAAGATTTTCTGCAGCAGGCCACACTTCTAGCAGCTGCTTGAGCGTGTTGCATCGGTTGAGTAAGTCGCGCACTTTGTAGCGGTACTGGTGTTCTGCTTCTTTATTCTCGTTACGTCGGTTAAACAGATCTGTTGCGTACTCTTGTAACTGTGTTCTGTCTTCTTGTGCATAGTCTTCTATATACGACAGGAATGACATGTAATAAGAGTTAGTGTCGTTGCGTAGCACATTGATCGGTGCGCTCGGTTCGAATCTTATTGATTTGTCACGGGAGAACGCATCATCTGACCACTCTATAGATATTGTGTCTATTGTTTTGTTTATGATTTTAGCTGATACGCAGCCGAATGATTTAGCGCCATCTAGCTCATCTTCGTATATCTTTTTCATTTTACGTAAGCCGATTTGAGACGGCATACGTGGGATAGCTTGTGTTAGTAACGTGGTAAACTCAGCTGATGGCATTGGTTCAGGGTTAGCTACTCCAAATGCATACATTGCTTTTTGGTGAATCTTCTCACGTAGTTGCCCGGTTAATCGTACTGAAGCCATGATGTATCCTCCTGATTAAAGCAGCACTGCTGCGTTGTCTTGTGTCCATTTCTGGAACACGGGGTTGTTTACAAGCGTGCTATCCTTAGCAAGCGAGTCGCGCACAACGACGACTTGATACTCTGCTGGCATGCGTCGTGCGTATTTCATGATGTTCTCGAAGTTGTTGGTGTCCACTTTAGCTGCGAGTGCACCTGAAATGGCATACAACAACGATGTTTCGGTTGGTACTTTGGTTGTAGTTGGGTTAGCGATTAAGTCATCTATGTTAGGTAGATCCTGATAGATGGACTTGAACGCTAGATATTCACCGGCAGGTCCGTCGCCAATGAGCGATGCACAGCCGTAGAATGGATCAGACATAAACGGCAGCTTGCGGTTGAGCATCTCCCACGCGCGAGGTGTTGGGAATGCATTCTGTGTAGCATCGACTGAGTGCAGCAGGCTTGGTCGGTAACGGATAAAGCCAGTGATTGATGGATCGATGTTATTTTTCAGTGCCCATCCACACCAGTCGTCAACGTTTGCTTCTAGCTGATAGTGAGCGAAACGGTTCTTAACAGGTGTTGGCATCTCATGTACAGCGGCACGATCTTGCGCACGGTTACCTGCTGCAATGATGATCGTGTTAGCTGGCAGTTTGTACGTGCCGATCTTGAAATCAAGCAACAACTGCAGCAGCGCATTTTGTGTTGCTTTAGGTGCGTTGGGCAGTTCGTCAATGAACAACACAACTACGCCCTGATAGTCTTCATCTGGGTAGTCTTCTGGCACGCCGTAGAATGTGCGGTATGTACCGTCTTTCATCTCTACAACTTTGAGCCCGCCGCGTACATCTACCGGGTCAAATAAGTTGGCGCGCAGCTCAAACATCTTTGCGTTAAGCGAGCTGGTAAATTGATACCCGATCTGCGATTTACCAAGGCCGGGGCCACCCCAGATCATAGATGGGATTTTGGCCATTGCGTTGGCACGCAGCTCTGCTACTAGTTCGGTTGGTCTGATACTTCTCATTTGTCACTCCTTGACGGTTCGTTGATTGGGTCCCATGTAATATTAAGTTCTTCATCGCGTGCTTGCTCGTAAGCAGCATCTGATGTGTCGTGTTTGGCTACAGGTCGGTATACTCCTTTGCGTTCTATGTAGTCCGAATAGTCACTGTATGGATCGTCGTCTATTCTGCTGATCATAGTTATCGTCCTCGAATGGTTCTGGGTAGTTACGGTTTACTTCGTATTGGTCTTCTCCTACTTTTCGAATGAATCCTTTATCAAGCGCTATTTGCAGCAACTGTGTCGAGTTGTATTCAAAGTTGAATAGCGAAGCTTGGCTAAGCCACAGTTGTTCTTGGCTAATGATATCTGTCATTGGTCAGTGCTCAGTGTTAGGGGTTAATGGTCATCCAACCGACTTTGCGGTACGGGAATTTGTCAGTTTTGATGATGCCAAGCTTTTGACGTGGCATTGTTTTCTTTAGCAGAACAAGCACGATAGACACAAAGAGTCCGCCGATAATGGCTGCCATCATGCCTGCAAACGTGCCTGCGAATATCCACATAAGAAAGAAGGTTATTGCTACATCTACTACGATGTCGTATTGAAGTACGCGTTTTAAATTAAGTTTGTAAAGCAAGATAAGAAACGCGCATGCGGTTAGCAATCCTGCGATTATCATAAGTCCTCCTGATTAAACAGATCCGTATTTGTGGTACAAGTGGTGTGTTATTGCGTGTAACACTTTGTATATCTCATCTGGCTGAGTCTCTTCTAACCAAGCTTTTATTAGGTTTTTGATTGAGTCTGAGTCTGAGTCTTCTATGCAAATGAAGCCTTGCATCTCTGCTAGCTCACATACTTCGTCGCGCATCATTAAGTCGCTAAGCTCATTTAGCGTTAGTATCTGTTCGTCTACTGGTATATGTATCGTTGTCATTGACATAGGTCTTCTCCTTGGGTTCGTATTGTTTGTAGCACGCGTCTGTAGTCTTCACTGTTGACGCTTATCCATGTTCTGTCTTCAAACTCTTGTATAAAATCTGCATCTTCTATTAGATCGAATGCATCTGCTATTGCATCCCAGTCTGTGTTGGTTGACATTGGTTAGTTCTCCTTTGGCTGGTACTCCTTGCATTTTTTTACGTAAGTATTTCGATATATTGAAAAGCGCATCTTGTGTTTAAGACTGCACGTTGGTTTGTATTTACCCGGTAAGAAGTTGTTGCATGCAGCACAATCTTCTGCTGGTTTGTTCCTATTCTTCTTCGATTGGTTCGTCTGCATAGTAATTTGAGTTTGTTAGTACTTCGGGGCGATATTGTTCGAGCTTAACGCTCATGCATTTTTCACAGACACGGCACAATGGGATGCCACGGGCGTCGTGCTCCCACCAACTGTCTTCACCAACATGTGTGCAGTACAGTTTTTTGTAGTATTCGTCCATTACTCGTTCTCCTTTTATGAAATATTGGAACCTAATTCCAGTTTTGCATGACTTTTTACTCCCAATCAGACGCGCCATCATTACCGATCAGACGCTAACTGTATCTAATTGGATACATACGACGGCACGCTTAATGCCCTTTCCGCCGCCCCATTGACATGCTCGATGTCAACTAGCGGTACCACGGGCATAAAAAAACCCACCGAAGTGGGTTTGGTTGCGGATGTGCGGATCATGCTGCTTTTGCGCTGAAGTCTAGCCCCTGCGCTTCTGCTACGATTTTTCCATCTGCTTCGTTGTTGAGACGTTCTACAATCTCTTGCATTGCTGTGAATGCGTCGTCGAAGGACGTGCACTGAGTGGTTGTGACCCACTGGCCGTCTATGTTCTCTGACTGTGAGAAGTAGAACAGAGGTTGAATGTCATTGAGATAGGACATCTGACCGCCCAGCCATGTGTGTAGGTTGTTAAGGGTCATGAAGTCGTCGTCAACGATCTCTGTCATGTGTGAGTTCTCAATGCTCACGCCCACCTGCTCTGATACATCCTGCGAGAAGTCGATGCCATTGGCAAAGTCTTCTGCTGAGTTGGCGATGAATAACCTACGTGCGTTCCAACATACTTGATTCATAACTGCTTGTACGAAGGTCAGTATGTACTCTGGATTGGCGAGCAACTGTGGTGAGGTGCCTGCTGTCTCCTGCTCACGTTTAGCGTCCTTGCGTTCCTTCTGAAGCTGAAGATACGTAAGTGCTATTTGGTTGGCAGTTTGCCCGTGAACCTGTCTGAGAACCTCTGCGGCGATGAGACCGTTAAGGTTATTTTTCTCTGACATCTGTGCTACTGCGTCTGCGATGAATGAATTAGTCATTGTAATACTCTCCGTTTTCGTTTGTGGTTTCTAATGTGAGGATCATTGTTTCGACATCGAAGTCTTGTGACTCGTGGTCAGTTAACATCTGTTCGTGGTCAGTGATCCAAGACCAGTGCTCAGTTTCTAGTGAATGCATATACATGGTTACTCTCCTGTGACTTCTAATAGTGTTTCTAGTTCGTCTACATCTTGCTCGATATCAAACAAGCACAGTGCAATAACGGCTAACAGCACTTCGCTTGGGTTTTGTTTAGCGTACTCCACTGCGTTGTCAATGTGGACGTACAATTTGGTTAGCGTGGTGTTCATAGCATAGCTCCTGCAGCAATCATTAGTAGTGCTAAGATAGTTAACTGTAGTCGTTGTACTTTGGTCATGATTACTCTCCGTTGTTAATTGTTAGTTGACAGTTGTCAACGGTCAGTGTCACCGACCAGCGAGCTTGAAAAGCGAGCTGTTTTTACTGGACGGATATACAGTAAATTGGATCAAACGAGAATGATTCGCAACAATGTGTGCAGCAAACGGGGTGTGTGCAGCAATGTGTGCAGCAATGTGTGCAGGCAAAATCGGGCTGCAGGCCGCATAAACACTCA